CCGTCCTGCTGTGGCGCTATTAGCCGAGGTATTGGCGCGAAGCCCAATTGCCGCCCCGGCCTCGTCCAGTTGCTTTTCAAGTTTAGGCCACGCATCGCCCAAAAGAAGCTGCATTTTTGACCGGGCAGCGGGTGAAGACATGTTACTCCAAGCCGTCGAAGCCGCGCGGGCGTCAACATTCTGATCGGACGCAACGGCCCGAACATTGGCGAGGGTTTCGTCAATCTGCGACCTCAAGCCTTGGCGAATTGCCGTCATTTCCCCCGGCGTGGAGTTTTTCACCATATCGGCAACGGTTTCGCGTGTGGTTTGGGGCCGCAAGACTGTTGCCCCAAATTCTACGCCTTTAGTCCGGCTGATAGTGTCGGCCCCCGCCGCAAGGGCGTCCTTATATTCGGGGCTGATTTCAGTCAGCAGATCGCGGATTTCACGCGCCCGCTTGCCTGCCTCAACGCCGTATTCAGTCTGACCACCCATGAGGCCTTGCCCCGCATTTGTCCGGTTAACCTCGTCAAGCGCACGCTTGATTTGGTCAACATCACGGATGCTTTGCATCGGCACGGTATCCACCGCTTGCGCAGGGGCAGTTGGCCCGCGCGCCATGGCTCGATCTTCACGGGTGAGCGCTGCACGCCGCGCCTCATATTGTGGAAAAAGTTCGTCAAGTTCTGAAAATGTGGCGCTGTCAATCATATCTTCGGACGCAAGCAAAGGCTGGCCCTTGGCCTCCGAAACGATAGCCCCAATCACCGCGTTGCGGTCGGCATAATTCCCGGTCCCGTCGCCAGTCATGGTGTCTGGAAACTTGGAAATGTCGAGATTGTCCAGATCACCCATGCCGCCACGACGGAACAAACCCGGCGCGGTTCTTGGGTTGATCCCCAAGGCGTAAAGCTCTTGCCCTGCCGACGATGAAGGGTCAACCCCGCCCAAAGCCTTGATCGTGTGTGATGTTGGCCGCTTAAAGCGAGAACCGCCAGAAACCCGGTCATATTCCGAAAAGAAGGCGTTGAGTTCCTGCCGTTCTGCATTATTGCCAGCCAATGCCCCCGGCTTGGAAGTCACCGTGTCCGCAAATTCATCGGCATATGCGGAATCAGGCACATAAGGCGCACGGGCCTTCATGCTCGCATTCTTCGCGGCAAGTGACATCACGTCTTTGGGCGTTGTCTGCAACAGCCCGCGCAATTCCATGCCAGCAGGAGACCGCCAATCAATATCCTTGCTAAACGCTTGATCGTAGAGCCAACCTCGATTTGCCGCCGTTTCCGAACGGATAGCCGATTGCGCCGAATTCAGGCCAACAGGAGCGCCCATTGTTTCATCAAGAATGCGCGCAATGTCACCATATGCCCCCTTGGCCCGGTCATTAATCCGCTGCGACGCGATTTGAGCGCCGGGAACGGGCGTTTGCATTGCCATATCAAGCGCACCCGTGGCGCTACGGCTTGCATCGCCAAGCATTGCGCCTTGCCCTGATTTGACTAGAGCCTCTCGCATGGCGCGGGGGTCTTCACGCCCAATCAGATCAGCCAACACACGGCCAGTCTTTCCGCTTGTCCCGACAGCCCCCCCAATCTCAGCCCCCAAACGTGACCCGCGCGCGGAATCAGACACAGATCGAACGGCCTGCCGACCGAGTGCGCCAACAAGAGGCGTCGCGCCGCCAATAACGCCGCCCAGAGTGCCGCCTATGGCCGATCCTACCGCGCGGTTATCAGCCCCGCCTTCGCCTTCCATCCAGCCCTGAGCCGCGCCGCCCGCTGTGCCTAAGCCCATGCCGCGCAACACTGAACCGCCAAGGCTAGACGCACCTTGCATTAGATTGACGCCCAGCTTCCCTGGCGCAAGGCCGCCAAGAACATCAGCGCCGATCTGGGCAGGCAAGCCCATGCTGGCCTCTTGCGCGCGCTCATTTGCAAGCGCCCCCTCATAATCCACCCCCGGCAAAACACTTTGGACGGCGGCACGATATTCATCGCCAAGAACGCCAAAGGTCGCGCTTTCCATCGCCCGATTACCGAAGTTTGCAATAGGCTGCAAAACTCTGGCAAAGTTTTCGCCCCATTGGTCGTTAAAGCTCTTGGTCGGCTGCGCTCCCATACCCTGCATTGCGGCGGCGTCAATTTGCGCCTGCCGATCTGCATTGGCTGTTACATTGGCCGCGCGCTGATCCGTCCCAATTACAGGGGCTTGATGTTGAATGGGGGCCTTCGATACCCGCGCAAGCAAACTGCGGGCGGTCTTAACATCCCCCGCCTCATATGCCTTGCGCGCCGCTGCTTTGAATTGCTCGTCGGTGATACCCATTATTACAACCCCAACATAGCTTTTTCTTCAGGCGTTAGATCGTCAGGGATGCCCGCCCCAGTCGGTTGCGCTGGCTGGCCTGCTGTGCCTTGCGCCGATGAAAGCGGGTTAGCGCGGGATTGAAGCGCCTCAAACGCCTGCGGGCGCGTCAACTCGCCAGACCGAAGCCGCTGCACGATGGAAGCCCCTTCCGCGTCATACTGAGCAATCGCCCGCATAGTGTCCACGATGGTCTTGTTCCCCCCCGGCTGGTTGATAATGCGGGGAAGCGATTGCTTAAACAGCGCCAAGTCAGCGTCAGACATGGGGCCGGAACCGGGTTGCCGCTGCTCAGGAACGAGAGAGTTGATAATAGCCTGCGCGGATTGCACCGCATCGAGACCCTCGGTGTTTATGCCCCATTCGCCAGCGGCCTGTGCAAGCGCGCCTTGCATCCCGGTTGGGGACTGGGACAAAAGCCCTTCAAGCTGATCAATCCGCCCCAAATTGCGCTGCGCAGACAAGCCGGAATTGTAAACAGATGCAACGGTGTCAGCATCCCCCTTGGCGAAGGCTTCCTCAAACTTACCGCCGCCGCCGATGTCATTATTGACCGTAACGCCGCCACCGCCGATCAATTGCGGTGGCTTGCCGGACTCAATCGCATATGGCCGGGTGTCAGTTGCGGGGATGCCCCACTGTTGACGCTCTTGCGGATTGAGAGGCCGGGGTGCAACCGCCTCAGGCCCGCTTGCAATCATATTGCCTTGCGCGTCATAGCGTTGCTGCCCAGCGCCGAGGGTGAACCCATCACCGCCCGCCTGCACCCGACTATCAAAGATAGGCTGATAGGTCGTCGGATCAAGCAACACGCCGCCAACCTCAATCGGCTTAGGCGCGCCGGGGTTCTGCATTTGATCAAGCTCAATCCGCGCCTTTTGCATCTGCATTTGCTGCATAGGATCGGCGGCTTGGGTTTGCTGATCAATCATCGAGCCGATCATTGCCCGCTGTTGATCATTCATCCACGGGCTTTGCATCGCGGCGTAAAGCTCTGTCATTGGTATTTGTGGCGGGGCGTATTCGCCGCCTTGGCCACCGCCTACCTTGCTAACCCATTTGTTCGCAAACTCGCCCGCCGTCATATTGTCCGTGCCGCCGTTCAATCGCACGGCCTCAGAGCCGACAATAGCAGACGCCAGCGCGTTAGGGTTGGACAGCAGCTTAGACGCGCCGCCCGCACCCTGCTGATGGGCAAGATACAACTCGCCCGCCGTAGGCTCACGCCCCAAGACCTTGCGCAGTGAAGCCGCGTTATCCGCAGCCAGCCGCGCCGCGCCATTTGCTGCCTGCGTCGGGTCAAACCGATCAGTGACACCGTATTGCTTGGCCGTGCTGTCAATAAACTGAAACATCCCCCCCGCGCTGGAATTGGGGTTCTGCGCGTTTGGATCGCCGCCGCTTTCGATTTGCGCGACGTTGGCAAGATAGCCCGCTGGCAATCCATATTGTTGCTCAAGACCACCGAAGTCCAGCCCGCCAGACTTTTGCGGGGGCATAGACATGCCGCCTTGCATGCCGCCAGCATCCGCAGCAGGAAGCCCAAATGAGCCGCCACCTTGCGCGCCGATCATGCCGCTATCCGCCGCTGGCATTGGCTGGCTTGTCTCTGGCGGGATGCCGAGAACCGACATGGGCCCCGCGCCGCCACCTTGAGCAGCGCCTTGACGGCCCATCAAGCGGCTGAAAATATCATTCGCACCCGCCGCACCTTCGCCTTCGACCTTATCCAACTTGCGGTTTTGAATGCCAGTCATGACGCCATGCGCCAACTGCCCAAGACCCTCGCCTACATATTTGGCCGACCCATACCGGGGCATAAGCGCCGCAATCATTGCCCGCTTTTTGGCGACCTGATCCGGGGTTGCTTTTTGATCAATCGAAAACATACCCTGCGCGAAAGTCATTGCAGCGCCCTTCCATAATCAACGCGAAGGAAACCGTCGCTGCCCTTGCGAACAGCCCCCGGCTTTTTCTTCTGAACCTCTTGAGCCATAAGCCCGACTTCGGTTTTCGGTGAACCTTTGTATTTGAAACTGTAAAGCCCCATGCCGTCCTTGGTTTCGCCGATCTTCTTCTTATCCGTCTTGGCGTTTTCATCGGATAGCGAGAAGAGCCCGCCGATACCGCCAAGCATAGAACCCAAGGATGCTTGTTTCTGCTGCCAAGCCGCTTGCCGCGCCGCATCGCTATTCGCAATGATCGCGCCGTTATCAGTGCCCGCAATCCCGCCAATGCCCGCCGATGTCTGGAAGTTCGGCTGCGAAACCTGCCCACCACCCAACAGCGCGGAAATCTGGTTGATCCGTTGGTTATCCTCGGTCAGCAATTCGTTCGCGGCCTGCCCGCGCCCGGTCAGCAAAAGCTGATTGTAGGCGTCATTCTGCTGCTGGCCTTGGTTGTTCATTTCGCGGTCGTAAGCCTGCGACCCGGCCTTAATGCCTTGGTTTGAAAGCCGCGTCCGCAAATCCTCATCGCGCTGCGCAAACATCGGGTCAAGCCGCTTGCGGCCCAAATCCATCAGGCGGCTTTCGATTGCCTCATTGCCAAGCGAGAAGTTGCCCGTCAACTGTTTGCCGAGGGTGCCGGAAAGGTTATTCCCCAGCGTTGCCAAGTTCAGGCTTGCCGCGTCCTGCTGCGTCTTAATACCCTGCTGCGCGGCGGAAAGCGTGGTGTTGACCGAGAAGCGAGGGACTTGGTACGTCATGCCCGTGTAGGGGTCTGTCACCGACTGCGTGCCACTTTGCGTGAACGTGCGCGACCCATCCGGCCCCGTTTCGTCCATGTTTTGCAGCCATGCGTTGGTGATGCCAGTAGTGACATTCCCGCCCGTCGTTGCAGCGCTGGTCTCTTTAGGCGGGGTGGGTGCTGGGGCAGAAACGCACATATCGCTAATCCTTGAAGGTGTAAGACATTAGGCTCGCCACATCAGTAAAGCCCATCCGCCGCCATATTTTCGCCACACGAAGATCTGTAACTGGTGAAATTTGCACACGCTTAACACCGCGCGACTGAAGGTCCACAAGTATAAATTGCACGAGCTTTTTGCCGATCCCGTTCCGATGTTCTGGAAGGATATAGATCGTATCTTCAGACGCAATTTTCTCACTGGTGTGCATGTCCGCTGTCACATAGACGTTGCTATGCCCTACAGCCTTACCTTTAAACCTAACCACGTAATTTATCAACCATTTGCCGTCAAATGCTTCAAAATACAGGTCAAGACGTGGGTTATATCCGCCAATTTGCACGCCGGAGGCCATCAGCCGAGCTTGCATTTCGGAGAAATGGGCCCGATAGTTTGGCTCCAATTCTGAATAGTTGTCATGGCCGTTTTCGATGCTGATTTGATAGGTCATGTCACCATCGCCCCAACATGGAAAGTTGCGTCAATACCAACAAGCTCAATCTTTGGCTTGGATATGCTGCCAAATGTAAGCTGAACCTCCGGGGCAATTGCATAGCCCGTGCGACCGATTGCTGACCAAAGCGCGCGCGTCTGCGCAATGCTAGACCCGCCCCAAGTCGCATCGCCCCAAATGGAAACACCCCAAACGGCTGCGCTTGATTCCTCAGTTGCGGCATTAGGTGGCGAGCTTATCGCAAGATCGTGGTTGACCTTGGCAGATATGAAAGGCGCAGCGGGGGTCGAAAGCTGAAACGTGACCCGCATTTGCGCAATCGTCTTTTCAATTCCCGGCGTCGCCATGGGGTCGTGCTGACCCAAATAAACGCAGGTGTATGGAATAGTGTCATCGCTACCGCCGCTTTCGAAGCGATAGATCGACCCATCCTTGCCGCCAAACATCACCGACCCGTCAAAGTAAGTCAGGCATTGAACGCTTATTCCTGTGAACCTAGACCATGCCCCCGTTTGCAGGTTGCACACAAGGCAGGACCTCTCATTGTCCCCCGGCTGCGAAACAATGATGATATTTTCAGACGGCCATTTCTCAATTTCCCAAGCCCCGGCCCCAAGCTCAAACGCCTTTTTTTGCCATAGCGGGGTAATATTCTTCGTCACTGCGCCCAATTCAAGCGCAGCGGGGTCGCGTGAAATCGCCTGCGAGATCGGCACAAGGCCAACCTGCGTTGCAATCAACAGATCACCGCCTGCCTGCATCTTGCCCTTAGAGCCAAGCGGCGGCGTGATGCTGTAAACGCCTGCCTTATGCCAGTCCGCAGCGCTACCGGGGTTCGTGCCCTCATAAACGGCGACCTCGCCTTGATCGCTGACAAACACGCACTTATCGTCAAGGCCGTCGCCTGCATCCATCGACCATGTAGCCCCGAATAGAAGCGACCCGCCGCGCTTGAAAATGCCAGCCAGTGAAAAACTACTCGCCAGCCCCCCAATGCTATCAACTGGCAAATACCACGCCGTCATTGTGTTTTTTTCAACGAAAAACAGCCGATTAGCGAAAGACCACACATTGGAAAACAGCGAAGTCGATACGCCAGTGATAGCTGGCACTGATAGCCCGTCAATCTGCGTCCACGTCACCCCATCGAATAGCTGCGCTTTGTCAGTGCCGTTCACCGCATATAGGTAATCGCCGCCTGCCGTGCCGAATTGCTCGTGAGAATACACGCCGCTTGTCTGGCCTGAAATGGTCACCGCAGGCGGAACAATCCCAGAAACAGAGATGTTGCTGATTGTCGTGTCGGTTGCCGCAAAGGCAATCTCCACACCGCCCGATCGGTAGACGAACATCGCCCGAACTTCACCGCCAAGAGGGACATGCAGCGCCGTGCCGCCCCGCGCCTTGATGCCCTTAGTCGTGCAAATCCAGTTGTCCAAAATCAGCGCGCCGCCGGGGGTGGGCAGCGCAATGTTTTCATTCAACACAAGCCCGCGCATAGGCGACGGAAACGAAAACGCCTGTGCTGGCTGCATTGGCGGCTGCCCCTTTGGCGGGGCTTTGCGCTTGGGAAGGACTTGCATTAAATGCGGCTCCTATCGTCAAAGCGCGCAACGGCGGTTAGCGCCGCCTCATACTCTGCCTCATAATCCTCATAAGGCATGCCCTTTTGACGCCGCCAATGCACGATCAGGCCCTTTACCATAAGCTCCTCATCGACCAGCGCAACGTCGGTATCCGATGCCCACTTGTTGGACCCATTGCCGCACCAATTGCGCGACTGATAGCGCACGGTCGCGCTTGCCGACAACGCCATGAACGGCCAAAGCGTAATGCTTCGGGCCTCCAGCAGGAAATAGCGGGGCACACCCACAACGGGGGGCAGCGACGCCCATTCAGCGTTTGTGAGCGGCCTAACAGTCGCGCCCGCACTTTGCACCCCAATGCCGGGGATAATGCGTGAAAAGTCAGGGGGCAGGGTGTAAGCTTGCGTTACCCCATCCCCCGCAAGCGTCGTTGATTTGCGTAAAACGCCAAAATCCACGCGCCGTGCAATTTCATCGCCAACCGCGTTTGACATGACGACCGCCTCGGCCCATTCCCGTTTCGGCGAGGTCATGACCAAATCAGGCGATTCAAGGCCCACGCTTTTCGCCAATTCTTGACAGATTGTTAGGAAACTCATGGCGTCACCCCATAAACCCGGACCCGCGCGCGCGAATAGCGGGCGGTCATATCATCTGCCTTAGCCTCGGCAATCGCCCCATCCAGCAACGCCTTGGTGGCGCTCGCCAGATCGGCATTTTGCGTCTGCTTTGCAGCTTCAAACCCGACAGCGTATAGGTAAACCTCTGGATATTTGGACAACAGCCAATTTGTCGCCGTGATCGAAGTACCCAGTGGCGGGATCATCGCGTAGAAATCAAGTGTCAAATCGCCAGCAAAGGCCAGCGTCACGAGCTCATCGCCTTGGATGGAGTAATACCGCCCAGACCGATCTTGCGCGGCTTGCTGGACGTATTCCGCCCCGGTGGCGTCATAAAGCCCGATCACCTCCGCCAGATTGGTGGGGATTGGCGCGCGACCGTCAACAAATGTCACAGTAGCACTGGTGATTTGCGCCCGCATCCGCAGGGTTCGATTTAAGCGGCTTTCCGCAATCGCCAGCAATCGCGGGAATACGTCCGCTATGCCGGGGTCTTTGACATGCTCAATGACCGCCGTGCGCAGGTCAATGAAGTCGGCAAACGCATCCGTTGCATAGGCCATCAGACGCGCCCCTCTTTAGTGCGCCATGCGCGGTTGTCGCTATCATTTAGCCACTTTGAGACAAACTTGTCATCGCCCGCAGAATGGGCCGGGACCAACTGATCCCATGCGATTGCCTTTGGAATTGACGCGATCATATGCCAGTCGCCCTTCCAGTTATTCGCAGACATATTGCGCTGCGCCTTATTCACGTCTGCAATCGCGTCACAATGCGTGTCTGTCCGGGAGGTGATAGACCCATCATCGTTGCGGCGGGTCCAAACGTATTTACCCGCGCGAACATCCGCAGAATGAAGCGTCCAATCACCATCCCGAACAATCATAGAAACTACTCCGTTTCGCTCGGCGCATGGGCCAAGATGCCCTTTCCCATGCCGTCAATCAACACATCTTTCGACACGTCAACAACGGCCCCGGCATTGTGTCGCTCGCCGTTTTCATCCCAATAATCGCGCAGGATAACCGCTTTCACCGTGTTTTCTTCTTTAGCCATGGGGGCCTCCATTAGATGAGGGGCGGGCCGTTAAGCCCGCCCGGTTTCATTAGCTAGCCGCAGTCATGCCGAACACGTCAGCAACCACGCCCAAGCCTTTTTCGTTCGACACTTTCAGCGCGCCCTCGCCAATGAGGACGAACTTGTTCGCATCGCCCGTGCGCGAAACCAACTTGTCCTCTTGGATTTTGTCCAGCCAGCCCCACTTGAGGAACTCAGGGTCAATGAAGAACACGTTGCGCGCCAAGGCCGCCGATCCGGACTGCACCACGTTTTCGTGGAACATGACCTTGCCGTGCGGGCCAAGATAGACATCGGCGGTCGCAACCATCGTGTTCTCTTCGCCCTCTTTCGCCGCATAGCGGAAAGCCGCAACGTTGGCGTCGGACATGAACGTTGCGAAAACCGACTTGATATAAAGCGATCCAGAAACGTGCTTGAACTTAGCGCCGTTTTGCGCGCCCTGTTGCATCACACCGTCCATCAGCAGCTTAGTGAAAGCGCGTTGGGTGCCGTTGGTTGGGGCAGCAGTCAGGCCCGTGCCTGTGTTGTAGCCACCGTTTGCGCCAGTCGCGCCGCGCGATGCGTTGGACGCGATCCACGACGACATCGACGCGCTCTTGCGGGTTGCGCCCGCAACAGAGGCGTTTGGCGAAAGGATCGACCATTCCACATCGCGGCGAATTTCAACGCCCTTTTTGACCTTTTGGCGGCGGGTTTGTTCGTGCGAACCCGCATTGTCAACGCGGTCCTGCGTCCGCGAGATAATGCCTTCTTTGCGCAAGATTTGGGTGTAGTTACCCATGCGCACGGCTGGCGTAGTAGCACCAAACGTATATTCATCGCCTTCCAACTGCGCGTTATCGCCCGGCGCAGCCAAGGAATCGGTTTCCCATTCAGGGTGGATGCCCGTGAAGGTTTCCTTTTCGATCATCGAATAAATCGGGGTGTCTTCCCGATCAATCATCGACACGACATTGTGCAGCGTTTCGCGGTTGCCCTTGGCGCTGGCAGACTGGAAGGTGTTTGCAATGGTAGCCATTATGCTACGTCCTTTTATGGGGGGTTAATCGAACTCAATCCGCAATGCGTCCTTCATGGACCCAGACCGGGCGAGCTTCTTCATACCCTCAGCATTCCGATTCCCACCTTGAGCCTGACCGGGCCTGCGGGGGGAAACTTGCGGCGCGGCCTGAAGTTTGGCCTTTGCCGCATCGCGCGTTTTAACCGCATCCATGCCGATCTTGGCATAGTGAGCCATGGCGAAAATTCGGTGATCAGTGACCTTCGAAAGTTCGTCATTGGAAAAGCCCATATCATTTGCGACAGCCGCCGCATTTGAAAAGAACTTATCCCGGCCTTCCCTCGTGGCAATCGCGGGGAACCGATCTTGCAACATGCGGTTTTCTTCCGCCAATTGCGCCGCTTGGTTTTCCGCAGTGATCGCCGACTTGATTTGCTTGGGCTGTGAGCCGATCTCAACCAATGACTGGACCTGCGCCATAGCCGCCTGATGCTGCGCCAGTTGGCGCGTGTAGGCGTTAGGATCGCGCAGGGCCAAAGCATGATCGGGGGCTTCGGGCACAAGCTTAGTGAGGTGGTCAATAAACGCTTCGGTGATGCCTTCGATACGCTGAAGGTTCGCTTCCACCGCTTGACGGCTTGACGCCAGTTCTTGCGATTTCCGCGTGTAGTCGGCTTGACGTAGATTCCCTTGCAAAAGGTCGGAAACCTTGGCCGTGGTGCCGTCCGCCATCTTGACCACCGCATCAAGCGGGGCCTCAACTGCAGCGGCTTCACCGACATCGGCCTCTTGGGCCGCTTCTTCTGTCCCATCTTCGGTCGCAGCGGTTTCGGGGGCTTCTACGTTATCCTCTTCGGGGTCGTAGTAGTCCCACTCCCCTGTGGTATCGGGTGCTTGGGCGGTGACTTCTTCAGTCCCATCGTCTGGGTTGTTGATATCGTCTGTCATAGTGCGCCTTTAGGCTTGGGGCGGTGCTGCATTATGCAACCACCGCTTTTCGTTCGCGGTTGCTGCGAAGGAGATCCTTGCAATCGGAACGGAAAGAACGAACCGCCTGAATGCGCAGCTGGCACTCATGGCGGGCTAAGTCATTGGCGGCGTAAACCATGCGCTCGATAGCCGATGCTTCGAGTTCATTCATGATTACGCTGAAAAGCGGGTTTGCAAGCATTTGCTCGGCGAGGGACATGCGGTCTTTGTCTGTCATTTAATCCACCAGCAGCAAAAGGGCCTCGAGATCGCGCTTGCGCCGCATTACACGACGGGCGGCTTCCACGGCCTGCATTTGTTCGGCAATATAGCGCGCAATTTCCGAATAGTCCACAGTCGGAACCGCAAGCCGCTGGGCGATACGCTGCACCGCGTCAATCTGTGGTGCAAACGCGGGCCAATCCATCAACCTATCGCTGGCCTCGGATAGAATGTCATCGGCAACAGCTTCGCGCGCATCCTCTGACTTTGGCGCGGCGGCTTTGATCCGGTCGATGCTTTGCTCTAGCCATTCATCGGCTTTGTCGGCCCAGAATTTGCGCGCCGCCCCGGCTGACCTAAAAGCGTCATCGCCGCGACCGCCCGTTGCCGACGCGGCCCCAGATGCAATGCCCGCAAGCAGCGCATAGGCATAGGATACCGTCACTCCGCTTGCCGTGGCATTGGCCTCGCCAGACGCGGCCCCCGGCAATAGCGAGTAGGCCAGCGGCAACGCCTGCCCCTGCGCTTGGGACGCCGCCTGCGCGGCCCCTGCAATGATCGAATAGCCGATGCCAACGGTTGCGCCGCTGGCCTGCGAAGACGCCGTTGCCGCGCCGGATATTATGCTTTCCGCATAGGATATGGTTGCGCCGTCGGCTGTCGCGTCAATAGCGCCGCCGCCAGATGCAGCGCCGGGAAGTAGTGACAGCGCATACCCCAGACTTGCGCCGGGGGCTGTTGCGTCTACCGCCCCAGAGCCTTGAGATATGAATTCATAGCTGAACCATCCTTCATCAGTTGACAGCTTGTCAAACCAGCCTTCCGGGGCAATATCAGCACTGAAAACCCCGCCTGACATTACCGCTCCGCTACCGATATTTCACCAGCAACAAAGGTTGCAGTTGGCGCGCTGGCAAGGACGCAATGCAGCAAGGCCGTGCCGTTATAAATTCTGATCCCCGGCGACCCGACAACCTTTTGCGCGGTCACGTTAACAATGGTTGTGCCGATTGTCGCAACATCGCGCGTCACCATCATGCTAACAGACCCCGTCGCCAATGAGGTGCCAAGCGTCACAGACTGGATCGAACGAACGCCACGATCCCCCGCCGCTAGGTTAAACCAAATCAGCGTTCCGTTAACAGGTGTTGCAGGGATTTGCGAACCGACAATTGCAGATAGCGTTGCCGTGCGACCAGCAACCCCGTCCGAATTGGTATAGGAAACAGTAGTGTTGCTGATCACCGCCGCATTGGTCGCAGCCGCCGTAAACAGCATGGCGATATTGCAGCCCTCGCCGTTTGTGGTGCCGTTAATGTCGCGAGCGGGGAGCGTCGGCTGTGTGATCGCCTGCGCGGTAAGCGTTGTCACCACAAGACCACTATTCACCCAAAGCACATCAAACAAAAGGTGCGAGTGGTTAACTGATGCCGCCATTTGCAGTTCGGTGATAAAATTAGCCCCGGCTGCGGGGTTCTTAATCGGGATACACCCGAAGTCAGGCGATACCGTTCCGTCGGTGTTGCGGCCATTTAGGCCGGGTGTGCCGGGGTTCCATGCGCCCGGAAAGCCGCCATCCTTTGACGTGCAATACCAATAGCCAGCCGCATCGGGGGCGGTTGTGGATTTCATGAGGCCAACTGAAAAACCATTGTAAGCGCCAAGGCCCGCCGGGGGATATTCTGCCCCCTGCGCGTCACGGTGCGCCCATCGACCTTCCTCGTTGAAGATCATGTTTTCACCGGGCAACAAGGTGAACGCCATGAGTTCAATCGCGGTTGTCCCGTCAAAATGCTCTACAGTAACCGAACAAGACGCGCTTGCATGGTCATTGGTAATGTTGAGGTGCTTGACGTTGCGCTTCACCCCAGCGCCGGGGGATGGGACAACCGTCGTTGTTGCCGCTGTCGTGATGTGTGGCGTGTTGACGGGATCGGGCACAGAAACAACCGTTCCGGCAATATCAACAACAGAGGCGTGTACCTCAATTTGAGCCGCTGCCGATGTGACAATGCGAATGACTGACGTTTGGGATAGGATCAGCATTAGTTCTGCTTCCTTAGCGTCGAGGCCGTCAGCGTGAACGTGCCGACAGTGGTTGAAACATCAGCGCCGAAGTCAATCACCGCAATGATTTCATCAGCCGAAGCCGCGCCGCCCCGCGATTTGTAATAGACCGCCTTGCGCGCCGTGATCGTCGATGCCGCCCAAGTGGTGCCGCCGAGTGAAATATCAACTCGGTCGTTTGCCGTATCCACTGCGCCAACCGTCACCGTCACAGTGTTGCCGCCAGCCGTATAGCCCGCGCCGACCACTTCGCTTGTGATGTCCGACCGCTTGGTGTGGGTGTCTTTGTTTTCGGTATACGCCGATGTTGTCAGCATAACCTTGAATGTGTCGGTGTCGTAGTCCACCCCGCCGATTGCCTCGTCACGAAGCGCGCTGTTGAAAATCAAGGATGCCATCAGTTCACCGCCGCGTCATAGGGTTCAAGTCCGATTATATCGCCGTTGCCATCGCGCACGATACGCTTGGGCCGTTGCGCGCCTTGCAGTTGATCACTCACCGCCCCGACCATCGCGGAAACCTGCTGCAAAACCTGCATCATCTCATTGCCGCGCGCGTCAACGGGCGAGCCGTCCTCGCTTTGGGACATGCCAAGCTTGGTGAATTCAAGCCGCTGATTTGCCGCCAGTTCCTCGCGCTTAAACGCCAATTCCTGCGAAGCTAGCATAAGCTGCGTTTCGCGCTCCGCCTGCTTAACCGCAAGATCGGCTTCCATTTGCGCCGCCTCTTTCTGCGTGCTGGCCTGCATTTTCGCCTGTTCAAGCTGCATGGTGGATTGCAGCTTGGCCTGCTCGACCTGCATATTGGCCTGCATTTTCGCTTGCTCAATCTGCATGGTCGCTTGCATTTTCTGCGCGTTTGGATCGGGCGCGTTCTTGGCCGCGTCCAGCTTGGCCTGCACTTCTTCGGGGTTCGGATCGGTGAAGAACATGCTTGGGTTTTTCACGCCCGCCGCCTCGACCATCCGCACCGTCGCGTTGTAAACCTGATCAGGCTTCACAAATGGGTTATCAGGCCCAAACGCCATAATCATCTTTTCCTGCATTGCCATGATTTGCTGCATCATCATCATGTCGCGCTCACGGGTGCCCGCGCCTAGGCCCGTGTTAACCGTGCAATCCATTTCAGAATTCCAGTCGCGCGGGTCAACCTGCACCCACTTGTTGCGAAGCCGAACCGTGCGCGGGATGTCTTGATGCCGAATAATCATGCGCAAAAGCCCACGGAACAGCCGCTTAAGCCCATCCGCCGCCGTCTTAACCATCAGTTCAGTCTGCCCGATGCCAGCCTGTTCAATCATGGCTGACGCCTTGGCCGTCATGTTTTGTAGAGCATCAGGCGCAAGGCCAGCCGATGCGTCACTTACGCCCGTGCGGTCCTGCGCTTCCTTGTCCATGTATTCCATCATGGCGAAGGAATTGGATGCCACGAATGGAACCTGATTAAACCCAAGCGCCGCCCGAACGTCCACCCCTTGCCGAACACGGATAGGCAGGCCGAATTCAGGGTTCATCACCGCGTCCATATTGGATACAACGCCCTCTTGCACCGTCGGCTGTGGGTTGTTTTGCCAATAGATGTTATCGAGTGTTTGACGCAGCAGCACGGTTTTAACCCGCTGCAAATCCATCAGGTCGTCAGCGAGCGACACCGCTTCCCATTGGTGCGGTTGGCGCATCACGCAGATATCGGTGAATTGCACCTCATCGCATTCCTCGTCGGAAAGCAGGTGCCGCTCTGTCAGCCCGCCTGCAAAGCACATATGGTGCAATTCGGCAATGCCGTCGCCGTCCATGTCAATTCGAACAAAAAGGTCGTAGTAATCTACCTCGGAATTCGGCCCGGTTTCTTCCGCCTCGCGCGTGATATTATCGCGGCGAATGTCGCGTTCTGTGTCGTCCTCGTCAGCCGTTGGCAGATCGCGGATAAGCTCGAAGTCGTAGCCCATTGCGACAAGATCGCTCTTGCGCATGGTCGTCTTTTCGCCTGTCAGAATGCTATCGTCTAGCGTCACGGCGTCGGGGTGGATCAGGAACCGTTCGCGCGGAACCGCAGCAATGCGGGTTTTGCGGCTTGTGATTGCCCGCTTGATCTTGCAGTCATAGACGGTGACAACCTGCTGTTGCCCGCCCTCTTCAACCGTTTCTTGCCGCTCGGATCGCTCCACAACCTCAACGCCATCTTCACCGATCAGTTGCAAAACCGCGTCCTCGGTCAAGCCAGAGTGTGACGAAAATGCGGCAGTTTTCTTTTCCTCAAACCACCATTTGATCACGCCATTTCGGTGCAAAAGCGCGTCATGAATAGCGTCATAGATCGCGTTGCGGCCATCGGATTCAGGGATAACAACGTAGTTGATGTAATCGGATGCCTGTTTAGCGGCTTCCTCGTCGCCCTCACCCACGGGCATGAATTCGACAACCTCGTCGGCATTCAAGATCGTGCGAACAATGGAAGGGAGCACCCGCTTAATATTCGCCCGAACATCGCGCGTCACCATGCTGGACTTGCCCTTGTCGCTAGGCGTGTCGGCCATAGTGCCTTGATAGTATTCCGTCGCTCGGATGCGGTCTTTTGACTGGCTTTCCGCGTGGCGCTCGGCCTCACCCACCAAATTCGCAATGATCTTGATATCAGCCATTAGACCACCTTGCGCCGTTCGAATTTCGGTTCTGTCTTGCCAACGATTGGCAACTCATAGGCAACAGCAGCAAGCCCGAAAGCATCGGCCCCATGGCTTGACCAGTCATGATCTGGGCCAAGGCCGATACCGCGCTCTGCATCCCGCTTTTCATGATACCAGCCTATTGCGTCAAGTCCTGCGGAACACTTATCATTAAACCACATGCTTGGGAATAGGCGTCGCGCTGCCTCTACCCGGCGCATTGCCGCCCCTGCCCCTTGGTTGGCAACAACCTGCACTTCAAAGCCAGCGGCCCGCAGCGCGCTCTCATAGCTTACATCATGCACCCGGTCATTGGTTGCCCCATCATGGGGCAGGACACACAGAGCCGCGCCGTAGCCATTAGCCTGCAACCATGCAACGTGCGTGGCAAGCGGCTGGCCTTGCGCCTCGTAGTAATCGAGGAAACGCAGTTCCCTCCCGACATACTGAACAATCCAGATTGCGCAGGCGTCAGCTTTAGCCCCGGTGCCGCCAATATCCCAGATCGCGCGTTTTGTCATGAGTGGATCAGCGGCAACCCGGCCAATGCGGCCCTCCGCGCGGGCCAACGTTAGTGCTGCTGCAAAGTATGCCCCCTCAACTACACTCACATAATCGCCTTCCCAGATATGCGGGTATTGGTCCGGCCTATCGCGCAAATCCCTCTGGCGGACACGCTCAAGAACATCAGGAAACCACGGGTTGTCTCGCCAATTGATGCGGACATATTTAACGCGCGGGTCCGTTGAATCCTTGAACCGCTTTTCGACTGGCGCATTTTTCCGCTTGGAATTCCACGTTACCCAAAGTTCGCTGTCTTCTTCCCGCAGCGTCGGGATTAGCGTTGTCCAAGCCTCATCGGTTACTGGTTCCGCCTCATCGACCCAGCAAAGCAAAATGCGCGCCTTAGATTTGACGCTGGCAATGTTCCGGTCAAGGCCTGTAAATGTGTAGTAAACCCGCCCACTTTTCGTTTTGATGTATTTCTCGCCAATATCAAAAGCGGCCATAAGCCAAGGCTCTGACCTGATAGCCGCCTTGACTTCCTCAAGCGATGAATCTGACAGCGAGTTCATAAACTGGCGACCGCATAGGATTTGGCCCGACCGCCCTGCCTTGTCCCACATCATCGCCCGCACGGCTGTCATTTTTGCAAACGTGCGGGTTTTCGCGGAACCCCGCCCCCCGTCAGCCGCGCGAACGTCAGCCTCCCCCTCAAACAGTGGAACAAGCTTTTCTGGCAACTCCAATCGAACGGTTGTCACTTGCCGCCCGCAACAAGTTCAATGCGAGTAATAACGTTCAGTGGGTTTTCAGGATCACCCACGACAACGCTAGGCAAAATCTTACCCAGAAGGCCCATAAATGCGCCGGGGTTTTCGATTGCCTGAAGCGTCAGATACCCGACAGTTCCGCCTTCGCCACCCGCTGCCTCTGCTGCCTCAAGGATCGCGCGGCGGATGTCAGCGGTGATCTTGTTTGGCGCGCCCTTGGGCCTGCCCATCCCCCGATTGCCCGTATTGGTGCCTTTTTTAGGCTCCTCGCTCATATCGTTACCATCGGTCCAGTTCCTTGCGGATTGTTGGCCGTCCTTATGATTTGATCACGTTGGACATGGTAGCACGGGCTGCCGGGTTTGTCCAAGGTCACGCGGCGAGATACTGGCGTTATTCCGCGCCCTTGGTGCCATGGTTTGCGCGGTATACGACAGGGCCAGCGCGCTGCACTCATAGCTTGCATGGCTTCGCCTAGACCGCCACCGTTCCGCTGATAGGCTTGCCGTCGTGCAATGTCATGGTGACGGTGACAAGCTGCCCGGATGCTGTGGTGATGTCGTGGCGTTCCTCGGTGATCACGGGCGGGGATACGGTGCGGTATATATCTTCCCGATGAGGTGAAATAGTTTGCGCTATTTGCATTGGCAAAAAGCCGCGATGCCGGAAAACCTCAATAGGCATGCCTAGCGAGACCCACGCATGAAGCGCCGCCTGCTCCACATCGGTCAACAGCCCCCACGGCACGCGGTTTTGCGACATGTCGGGGGCGGTTGCTGGTTCGATATATTCTGAAATCAGGTCGCGGCTGTCAGTTTTGCCATCCGTTCGGAACTTGCCACCTTCGCACCAGCCGTGATCATCCCAATCAGCGATAACGTTTCCTCGCCACTTGCCAATCGGCGGCACATTCATAGGCCCATCTACTTCACCGAAGCGCGTATTGTAGCGCTTTCCATTCTCAATTTTCATTCCCATATCCTTTCCCATCACAACACCACCTGCGCCAATACCCCAAGCCCCGCGATTTTCGCCGCGAGTGCATCGGCCGCCCGATCAAATGCCCGCTCTTGCGCTGCATGGGATAGCTTTGGCTTGATGCGCAGCCCTCGCACTGGCAACAGCCGGGGCGCGGTCTCGTGGCGGTCAAGCTGTTGCGTCGGCAATCCGGGGAGCGCGGCGAGGGTGACAGTTTTTGACTTGTGGTGCGGGTCGATTGTCACCATCGAGGTATGTTTCGCGTGTCATTCTGTTGCCTCGCGGGCGGCAATCATGGCGTCGGCCATTTGATAGGCCCGCGTCGCCGCATCTTTTGGATTTTGGTGAAACCAATCGCCATGCCCGGCCCACTTCAGCGACTGCGCGGCGAAGTAATCGCGCAAACTCATGCCGTGATGCGTAGTGATCGATCCGCCCCCAAGAAGATGCTCTGTTGGCCGTGCCGGAAAAGCTGGCCCGCCGTTATTGGTTGTCATTCATTCTCTCCCTCATGCTCTGCCACCATAGCGGCGATTGTGGCCTTGATAGCCGATGCGATTGCGCCGGGAACCCATGCCCGGATTAGGACGCGCCCGTCCGCTATTTGGCGGGCGCGGTGGGCTGCTTGGTTGGCGGCGTTGGTCATGCGGCCGCCTTTGCCCGAAGATCATCATACAGGCTATCCACAAGGCTGTCATATGCGCCGGGGAAGAGAACCGCATCAATCGCCGATTTCAGCTTTTCTTTGTTTGGCGACCCAATGTTATCGCCATAGGCGTCGAGGATCATTTTCGAGATTGCTTGAGTCTTGGTCATTTTCGTAATCCTCGTTTGCGTTTCCATACACAACATATACCGCCTTACGCGTAACACGTCAACGCATATTTTACGCCCGCTTGATCTTTTTCGGATGCTGCCCCAAATGCCAAGCGCGACAGACGGGGCAGCGGTATTTCGCGCGGTTCTTGCCGTATGGTGTTGACCGCTTTGGGATCGCCACGGCCTCGCAGTATGTCAGCGCCCGCTTGCCTTGGCACATGGAAGCGTTGCGAACCTCGGCTGGGGTCATCTTGCTTTAATCTGTCTTTCCAACGCCGCCCAATGAATGCCTAGCTCTGCCATCGCCTGCTTTTTGCTGACATAATCCACCCCATTGACATTCACGGGCTTCAGCTTGCCGCCACGCTTAACCCCAACACTGTCGAGAGTGCCGCGGTATAGCGCCATTCCAACAGCCGATGGGGTGACATCCATAGCCCGAGCAAAAGCCGTTTGGGATGGATAATATCGGCCATCACGGAAAACTGGGTTCATTTGAGCGCATCCGATAGCTTGAACCCACTTCCATCACATTCCCCAACGCAAATATGCACGTCTCCGATATTCAGCATCGCCATGAGCGATAATCCCCATACAAATGCAAGCCAAGGGTTATATGGCTTGCGCGGCTCATATTTCGTCAACTGGGTGCGAAGAAAATCGGCTACCTCTTTGTCGGTTGCGCCTTTGATTTCAAGTTCGATATTCACAACCGCCTCCACATAATCCGCCCGTTGGTTTTCCTGCACTCGACCTTTTCATCGGAAACCATTGCCCGCAATAGCGACCGGGCGGCGGTGTTGCTGATTTCCAGCTTTTCCGCAATGCCGGGGATTGCGTCGGTGAATTCGTCCGTGAGCGATGCCAATGCAACTTGCCGCTGATTGGACATTGGCCGGGGCTTGCGTGGTGAGCCTTGATTTCCCGCTTGGTTATTCGGGGCGAGGGCGCGATGCTTATCGCCACGCTCTATCCGGTGCATGGCCTGCACTGCGGTTAGGCCCAGCGCCATGAGTTCCGCCACCCGCCCCGCATAGAGGGCAGGCTTTGGCGCGGAAACGGGCGGCAGAACGCGGGCACTGGTGGCGGTTCGGTAGGCTGTCATAGGGGTGGGTTTCATGCTGTGATTCCTGTCAGATAATCATCTGGCATTTCAAGCTGTTTCCGACACGGTGGAATCCACCCCATATGGGTTGGGCCATTGTGCAAGTGCTTCCAAATGATCCAGCAATAAGCGGTTGCCGTGCTGCCTTTCGCTGATAGCTTGCCTTTGTGCATTACAACTCGCTCCGAAAATTGCAACACAAGGGTGGGCGGGGTTACGCTGAACAGCCCGCGATAACGGCCTACCCCCTCAAGGAAGGCACTGCGAACAATAACCGCAACTCCCTCGCGGCTTGTCTCCAATGCCCGCACGATGAATTGCTCTGCCAGTTGAAAGGGCGGGTTTGTGATTGTCCAATCGACAGTCTCAGGGTTAGGGCCGAACAGATAATCCTGAACCGGAAAGCCAGCGCCATAGTCGTGAATATCAGACGCCTCGACATTGCCGAAAAATGCGCGCAATGGCTTGACCATATGCCCACGATTCGCAGCAGGCTCACGGCAGGTTGACTTCAGCAATGGGTTTAGGCGTTGGAGCATTGCCCGTGTTGCCCACGGTGGCGTTGGGAAGTCTCCAAGCGACCCATGCGGCTCTCTGTTTTGCTGCATAACCGCCGATGACGTATTTTGCAAACTCACGCCTCGACCCTCCGCTTTAACGCCGCCCGGAGTGCTTCCTGCGCGGCCTCGGTGAATTTCCCGTTGTCGGACATGGCGCGGGTCATTTTCACGTAATAATCGCGCGCGACATGGATGGAAACATCGGCAGCTTTAGCCGCCTCTGACATCGGATAATCCAGCATTAGCCCCCTGATCACCGCATAGGCAACGGCGGGGCTTGGACACGTGGCGGCGTATGCCTCAGCGCGGGGGGTGTAGTCGATGGGGGTGGTCATTCTGACGCCGCGCTTTCCGCCGCAAGGCGCTGCATGTCTGCCATTGCAACATCGTTGCTTTCGTAAAAACGGCATGGGCTGATTTGGTATCCGCTGGCTTTGTAGATCAACTGCGCAGCAAGCGCCGTGTCGTGAAACCGCTCAAGTGTATACCCCGCATCTCCAGCTAAATGCACAACCCACCCAGCGCGGCAATGGGTGGTGTTGCACGTGTGCCATGAAGCCATATCAAGCGCACCCGCATTGCTAACAGCGCCCAAAACAACCGAATGGATATTTTCAATTTTAGGCACAATTGGCGCAACAAAATCGCCAACCTCGTCGGAGCAGTCGGAGCAGCGGGAGCAGCCAGAGCAGTCGGAGCAGCCAGAGCAGCCAGAGCAGTCGGAGCAGCCAGAGCAGCCAGAGCAGTCGGAGCAGCCAGAGCAGTCGGAGCAGCGGGAGCAGCAGGAGCAGCC